TTATCGAATTGGGTAACACATCGATTGGCAAGCAATATGCTAAAGTCACATCGATTGGCACACCAACTACAAACGCAACTCATGCATACTTCTCGATCACTTTGGATAGCACATACAACCTGTCTGCTAACCTAACATCGACATCATTTACACGTTTCTGGGAATACTACAACAGCGTAGATCGCGCTCCAGCTGTTTCCTCTTACCAACGTTCGTTCGGCGGCAACACATCTGCTGTTGATGAAGTTCACGTTGCAGTTGTTGACCAAGACGGCGAATTCACTGGTGTTCCAGGAACGGTGCTTGAAATCTACCAAGGTTTGTCGCGTGCATCTGATGCCAAGACAGTCGATGGCGCAACAAACTACTACAAGACAGTTATCAATGATGGTTCTCAATACATTTGGGCATTGAGCGATCGTACAAACGCTGCTTCTGCTGCTGCTGCAACTGTCGCCTCGTCTACAAATACGAAGCCATTGTCGTTGTCGTTCGTTGATGGATCTGATGGTCCAGACGAATCTGCAGTATCGTTTGGTGAAATTACTCGCGCATACGACCAATTCGCTTCTGCTGAATCGGTTGACATCTCGTTGCTATTGACTGGTAAGTCGCGTGGCGGCACAGCAGGTGAACAGCTTGCTAACTACTTGATCGACAATATCGCCGATCGTCGTCGTGATTGCGTTGTGTTCGTTTCTCCAGAAAGAGCTAACGTAGTTCGTGCAAATGGCCTCGAAGCTACACGAGTTGTTGCTTTCCGTAACGCTCTTCGTTCTTCTTCATATGCAGTCCTTGACTCTGGATACAAGTATCAGTATGACAAGTACAACGACGTGTACCGTTATGTTCCTTTGAACGGCGATACAGCTGGTCTCTGCGTACGTACAGACGACACACGCGATCCGTGGTTCTCGCCAGCTGGTTTCAGCCGTGGTCAGATCAAGAATATCGTTAAGCTAGCCTACAACCCAGGCAAAGCAGACCGCGACGTATTGTATAAGGCTGGTGTTAACCCAGTTGTTACATTCCCAGGTCAAGGCACAATCTTGTTTGGCGATAAGACGTTGTTGGCTAACGCTAGCGCATTCGATCGTATCAACGTACGTCGTTTGTTTATCGTCTTGGAAAAGGCAATTGCTAAGGCTGCTAAGTCTCTATTGTTCGAATTCAACGACGACTTCACTCGCGCTCAATTCAAGAACATCGTTGAACCATTCTTGCGTGACGTTCAAGGTCGCCGTGGTATCACAGCGTTCAAGGTTGTTTGTGACGATTCGAACAACACTAGCCAAGTTATCGACAGCAACCAATTCGTTGGCGACATCTATGTTAAGCCAGCTAAGTCTATCAACTTCATCCAGTTGAACTTTGTTGCAGTTAGAACTGGCGTTGAGTTCTCAGAGATCGTAGGATCGTTCTAATAAATAAAGACAAGGAGAACAAGACATGGCATTTAATGTAAATGAAATTAGAAGTCAATTAACACTGGGTGGCGCGCGCAGCTCGCTATTCCAGGTTACACTTTCTAATCCTGCTAACAGCATCGGCGATATCAAGATCCCGTTCATGGTACGTGCTTCTTCGATCCCAGCGGCAACGCTGGGCGTTATCGAAGTTCCATACTTTGGTCGTAAGGTTCGTCTAGCCGGTGATCGTACTTTCGGTGAGTGGTCAGTTGTCGTCATGAACGACGAAGACTTCTTGATCCGCAATGCGATGGAAGAGTGGTCCAACCAAATCAACACGTTCCAAGGTAACTTGCGTGGATTTGGCGCTGCATCCCCTCTCCTATATAAATCAACTGCAAATGTAACGCAGTATTCAAAAACTGGTGTACCAATCCGTGAATATACATTCAACGGCATTTTCCCAGTTGAAGTGTCACCTATTGATTTGGATTGGAATAGTACCGATTCGATTCAAGAGTTCCAAGTAACATTCGCCTACGATTGGTGGGAAGTTACAGGTGGAACTACAGGCGACGCAGGCGGCGCTTAATAGTATGGAGGCCGGCTAGTCCGGCCTCGTTAATTGGAGATATAATTAATGGCAGAGTTCCTAGGGTTCGAGTTCCGTCGTAAGGCTCCTGTAGTAAAACAGGATCTAGACGAATTCATACCAAAACAAAACGATGATGGCGCAGTTGTTGTAGCTGCGGGTGGTTCCTATGGTACTGTCGTTGATCTAGAAGGTGCAGCGAAGAACGAAGGTGAATTAGTCACCAAGTATCGCGAAATGGCACTACACCCTGAAGTCGACTCAGCTGTCGATGACATCGTAAACGAAACGATCGTTATCGATGATAAGGATGAGACTGTTGAAATCAATTTGGAAAATCTCCGCGATCTACCAGATACAGTCAAAAAAGCAATCGATGCAGAATTTTCAAACATACTGACACTATTAGACTTTGAACATCAAGGTTACGATGTGTTCAAACGTTGGTATGTCGATGGTCGTCTATACTATCATGCGATCATCGATAAGAACAATCCCAAGGACGGGATTCAAGAATTGCGTTACATTGACCCACGTAAGATCAAAAAGGTCAGAGAAAACAAGCGCAAGAAAGTAACAAACAGCAATACTGGTATGGGTGGCGATGCTACTATTCCGGTAGCAGGCAACGAATACTTCCTCTACAACGATAAAGGGTTTGGCGGTAAGCCAGCTGTTGCAGGGTTGTCTACACCAGTTACAACAGGGATGAAGATTGCTAAGGATAGCATCATTCACTGTACATCTGGTCTGCTCGACAAGACAAATTCGTTGATCATATCGCACCTCCATAAAGCAATCAAGCCACTCAATCAACTGAGAGCGCTTGAAGATGCCACTGTCATATATCGTATTTCGCGTGCTCCTGAACGTAAGATTTTCTACATCGACGTTGGTAACCTTCCAAAGATGAAGGCGGAGCAATATCTGCGTGATATGATGACTCGCTATAAGAATAAGGTCGTTTACGACTCTGGTACTGGTGAGATTCGCGACGATCGTAAGTTTATGACGATGTTGGAAGATTACTGGCTGCCACGCCGCGAAGGCAACCGTGGTACTCAAATTGAGACATTGCCAGGAGGTCAAAACCTCGGCGAAATGACCGACGTTGAATACTTCCAAAAAGGTCTATACCGTTCGCTTAATGTTCCTGTGGGACGCATGCAAAGTGATCAAACATTTGGTATTGGCCGCGCAACAGAAATTTCTAGAGACGAAGTTAAGTTTGCTAAATTCATTAGCCGCTTGCGCATTCGCTTCAATCACTTGTTTATCAAATCGCTCGAGAAGCAATTGGTGCTCAAGCAGATCATTACACAAGATGATTGGAAGGACATTGCTCCTAAGATCAAATTCAAGTATGCAAAAGATAATTTCTTTGCAGAACTAAAAGACAACGAAATTCTGAACGACAAACTATCAACGTATCAGAATATGTTGAACTCTAACGTGATTGGTAAGTACTATTCGCACAAGTGGGCTCGCTCATATATCTTCGGCCAAGATGAAGAAATGAGAAAGCGCATGGACAAAGAGATTAAGGAAGAGGCTAAAGATCCGATCCTCAATCCTCCAGTGATGCCTGATGGAACTCCTGTTCCACATGGTGGCGTAGTTCCACCTCCGGTGCCCGATGTCCCACAACAAAATTGAAATGTATAAATAATGGAGAGAAACATGACAACACCAACTTATACCCCTGCTGATATCGTTAGATTTGCTTTGAGCAAAGATGCGGTCAATACATCATCTGCTTTCGATCAATTGATCGGCCAGCGTGTTGCTGATGCAATTCAATCCCGTAAGGTTGAAATTGCTCAGAATATGATTGCCGAGCCTGAAGTTGATCAAGACGAAGTGGAAGCTGAATCTGAAGAACAACTTGAAGTTGAAACAGAAACAGAAACTGAGACTGAGATAGAAGGATCGGCAGAGGAAGAAAACCAAGAGTCCGAGGAATCACATGAAAACGCTGAACAATCTGCTTGAAGGATTAAAAGGCTTCCAGGGTCCGAAGCACGATCAGGGCTCACGTAAGCCTGGAGAGATCGGCCCTAAAAAAGTCTACCACGACAATACTGTCACTTCTGAAAAGGGCGGTCCATCCGCTGCCACTCTTGGCACACAAGAATTTGTAGACGACCATGAAGTTAAGAAAACAGC